TTCAAGACAAACATTAATCGATTATGCACTACGAGCTTTAGGAGCTCCTGTGATTGAGATCAATGTTGATGAGGATCAATTGGAAGATCGCGTCGATGAACCAATGCAATTTTATCAAGAGTATCATTCTGATTCTATCATACGTAACTATCGTAAGCATTTAGTCACTCAAGAAGATGTAACAAATGGTTATGTTACACTTCCAGACTCTATGATTTTCGTTAATAGTGTTTGGCCAATTAATGCTAGTTCTACTCAAGCTGGAATGTTTTCGGTTGAATATCAAATGCATTTAAATGATTTGTATAATCTACGCCATCCCGGTGTTCTTATTGATTATGAGATGACTAAATCATACATGTCTCTTATTGATTTAAAGATTAACGGAATGAGTCAAAAGAGTACCTTCTCGAGGCACCAAAATAGAGTTTATATTGAAGGTAATGATTTAGAAGAAGGAATTTATATCATTGTTGAAGGACATGAGGTTTTAGATCCTGAAACATATACTGATATTTACAATGATATGCTTCTTAAAAAATACCTTACTGCTCTTATTAAACGCCAATGGGGATTGAATCTAATTAAGTTTGAGGGAATGCAATTACCTGGAGGTGTTACACTGAATGGTCGACAAATATATGATGACGCAATTCAAGATATTGAAAAGATTGAGGAGACAATGCAGTTAACTTATGAAAAACCAACTGACTTTTTTGTTGGATAATGTATTATGCCAAGAAACGTTTATTTTTCTCACGGTACTCAGAGCGAGCAAAATCTCTATGAAGACATTATTATAGAGAGCCTTCGTATATATGGACATGATGTCTATTATATACCAAGAACAATCGTAAATGAGAATTCGATCTTTAATGAGACTGAATTAAGTAAATTCGGGGAAGCATACATGATTGAGATGTATGTTGATAGCGTTGATGGATACGAAGGTGACGGAAATCTATTAAGTAAGTTTGGCTTAGAAGTAAGAAATCAAATTAGTTTTGTTCTTTCTCGTAAGCGTTGGAATAATTTAATTGGCAGATTTGGTAATGAACCAAATGAGCTTATTCGACCAAATGAAGGTGATTTAATATATTTACCTCTCGTAAAAGGATTATTTGAGATTCGTTATGTTGATGGTGATACACCGTTCTATCAATTGCAAAATATGCCAACGTATAAACTTACGTGTGAGCTATTTGAATATGGTAATGAAGCAATTGATACTGGTATAGAAGAGGTTGATTCATTCGAAACAAATTTTGCTACTCGTACCACACTTACACTTGGATCTGGAAGTGGAACATATATTGTTGGTGAAGATGTAACGCAATTAATTGGTGGAAGCCCTGAACTTACTATATCTGGAGAAATTGCAGAAGTAAGAAATAACGAGGTTGATATAGTTGGTATTGAGGCGAGTGATGGCAGTAATATATCATTTAGTATTACTGATGGTTCGGTTGGAAATATAATTGGTAAAAGATCTGGAGCATCGTATACTATTACATTAAAAGATTCATTTACGCCAATTGATACTAATGATAAGTATGCAGATAATGAAGATTTTGAATCGATCGGAAATAACTTTATTGATTTCTCAGAGATCAATCCATTTGGAGAAGTAGATATTACATAATATGTTAGACGGAGTACATTTTTATAATCAAACGCTTAAGAAATCAGTTGCTGTCTTTGGTACGATTTTTAATAATCTTAAGATTGTACGAAGCGGTACAGGAGAAATACGAGTTCCGCTAGCTTACGGTCCTAAAAGTAAATTTCTTGCACGTATCCAACAAGATAGCAGTTTAGAAGATCAAAAGCTTGCGATTAAGTTACCGAGAATGAGTTTTGAAATTACTTCTATTGATCGAGATACTACTTCTGCACTGAATAAAACCAACGTTAAACTTTTTGATATTCCTGGTACAGAACTTAGTAAAAAGGTTTTAAGACAATCTGTTCCGTATAAGCTTGGTCTGCAATTAAATATTCTTGCTAAAACGCAAGATGAGGCATTGCAAATATTTGAACAGATTCTTCCAACATTTGTTCCTGAATATACTGTTGCTATCAAAGATATGGACGGTGAAGGAAATTCAGTAGATGTCCCAATTACACTTACTAGTACAAGCTTCGAAGATGATTACGAAGGAGATCTTTCTAATCGAAGAACTATTATATATTCGCTCGATTTTGAAATGAAAATACGATTTATTGGTAGAGTTGTTAGTAAGCCAGTTATTCGAGCTGTTACTGCAGATTTATATAATAACTCGACCGAAGCTTCAGCGGTTGAGCCGGTTGATAGAGTAAAAACTGAATTAGGTTCTGAAGATGATACACCAGATGATTTTACAACTAATACGACATTTGGCTTTGATGATGAATAAAACAAAAGATGATATATTAACAGCACTTGAAACAAACCTTCCCCAACAATTACAACAAATAAAAACTGAGGTAGCTCAGACAGAGATTGTTGCTGATACAGAGGAAGATTATGCTTATTCAAGAGATAAGATTAAAGAGCTAATAACAAAAGCAGAAGAAGCTATTGATAATATGATGGCTCTTGCAAGTGAGACTGAACATCCACGCGCATTTGAAGTTCTTGGTCAGATGTTTAAGACTACTACTGATATGATGGATCAATTAATTACTCTTCAAAAGAAGAGAAGAGATCTCACACAAACCGAAGAACAAAAAGTCGGGGGTGGTGGTAATACTACAAATAATGCGATCTTTGTTGGTTCGACTACAGAACTACAAAAGTTTTTGAGCAAACAGAATGACGCTGGTTAATGAACAGAAAGGATATATTAAAGGTAAATCTCTACAAGATGTGATTCAAATATTGCGCTCAAAATCGCAATAAGTATAAATAGATAATGTTGGTCACGGAATTGCAGTTCCCACCAACTCTAAACTTAATAACCTTAAACGAAAGAAGTTCAGCATGAATATTTATACACCATATACCTATCTAATTGGATGGTCAAGATTAAATAAATGGTATTACGGAGCAAGATATGCTCAAGGATGTAATCCTAAAGATTTTTGGAAGAAATATTTCACATCTAGTACTGCAGTAAAAGATTTTGTGAATAAAAATGGTCAACCTGATATCATTCAAATAAGAAAAACATTCAATAGTGATATTGATTGTATAGAATGGGAAGGTAAAGTATTAAAAAGAGTTAGGGCTGCTCAAAGAGATTGCTTCTTAAATGGTAATAATGCCAGGGGGTTTATTTCATATAAGACAGAAGAACATAAGAGAAAAATAGGTATATCTAATTCTAAGCCAAAGATTGGAAGAGCTTTAGAAGCGTGCAGGAATAATTATAAGATTGCGGCCGAACTTAGGAGAGGTAAGAAAGATTCTGAAGAGACTAAAAGAAAAAGGAATGAATCTGTAAGAAGAGCGCGCCAAGCGCCAGGATTCAAGCAGAGGAATAAATTCACTGTATATTTAATAGATGATATAGAATATATTGGAACAAA